TAGGACTTCGGTTGCATCTCTGTCCGCTTCTTTCAAGCGGCTAATAAACTCGGAAATTAAGTCCTTCATATTACTACTTATGCAAAGGAGCGGAATATTCCGCCCCAAATTTTAATAAAAGTTACCGCCACCGATATCTTTAAGGTTCTTACCTGGGCCAACCAAGCTATCTTTAGCCATTTTGTTTTGATTCAAAACTGCATTGTTAGCACGCTTGGAGCCAGAGTTACCTTTATCGATTGTGGTTTCACCAGGACCGCCAGCATAGCCAGGGGTACCAGTCATTTTGTAAGCTTTGCGAAAACCTAATTGGTCTTCAGCTGATTTTTTAGTTGCCATTATTGTTCCTCAGTGGGTTGTTGGGGCTGTTGGGGTTGTTGCATTGCTTGTTGCTGCTGTAATTGAGCCATTTGTTGCTGGTGCTGTTGATCAGCTTGTTGCATACCCTGAGCGTGTTGCTCTGCGGCTTGCTGTAATTCTTGCTGATGTTGCTGAGCAGCTTGTTGGGCTTCAATTTGTTGTTGAACTTGTTGCGATTGTTGCTGGAATGCTTGTTGCTGTACTGCCAAACCATGTTGACGAATATCTTGGTTAGCCGCATTGATTGCGTCCATGGCAGATTGGTTTTGTTCAGCATCCAGAGCAACTTGTTGCTGACTCATTTGTGCTTTAGCATTAATCATAGCCACACGCTCTTTAGCCGCATTGTTAATGTTAGCCATAGCGATGTCGGTTGCATTACTTTGGTTATCAATGTTGGTTTGAGTGCTGTATTTGACTTGCAACTCTTGAACTTTGGTTTGCAACTCAGCCAATTTGAGTTGGAACTCTTGTTGCTGAGCTTGATTCTCAGATTGCAGTCTAGCTTGAGCTTCACCAGCTTTGCGTTGAGTTTCAGCCATCTGTGTTTTCATTAATACTTGCGCTGTTGGGTCGGCAAGAGCAGCTTGTTCAATCTGAGCTTGTTGGGCTTGCTGAACTTGTTGTGCTAACTGCTGAATAATAGGCAAGAATGACTGGAAATCTTGTTGTGTCTGTTGTGCAACAAAGCCAGCAGCAATTGCAAGGGCTTGTTGGCTTTCTTTGTCTAATGGACGCTCTTCGTTTAACTTTAAAATGTCTTTTCCGTTTGATGCCATAGCAACTTCATTACGCATAGACTGCAAATAGTACAAAGTCATGTGCTGTTTGATGTGCTCAAGTACATTTCTAGCAAACGCTGGGCCTATAATTGGATTTGCACCGTAATTTGGATCGATTGCAAACATTAAATGGATTCTAATGTGGGCAAGATGGTCTTGGTCGGGGAAAGCGGCTGCCATTTTGCCCATAACCATCGAAACATTCTCCAAAGCGGGGTTTGATTCGTTGACACCATCGGGTGAAGGCAAAATTTCTTGGATATTAGGTACTTTAAGCTGTTTTAAGATGCGAACATGCGCTTGACGGATGTCATAGAGCTGTGGAGCACTAGTTGCCAACTGTAAAACGGCTTGAGCTTGAGCTAAACGCTGAGTTTCTGAGAAAATATTGGGATCAGATACTGGGCGGATGTCGTTATTGCTGGCAAAATCACGAATTTCAATGACTTCACCAGACTCATTGTCCATTTCTTCCAAATACCAGTGGTTAATTCTGGAAAGAATGTTTAAAGACTTGGCTTGTGAGCGGTGTAAACGAGCATGAATGCTTGAAAACACCTTAGCACCTTGTTCAATCAACGCTTGCGTTGTACCAACTGGTGCGTTAGAGTTAATATCTTTGATTTTTTCTTCAGATGTTGTGACAACACCCTTGGCAGCATCGGTTAGCCAGCCTAATAATTGCATCAATACAGAAGATGGCTGGTTAAACGGCAATGGCATTGCCAATTTACGCACATCATCTACACCAGGAGCACCCTCAATTTCAATAACTTGGGTAGGCTCTATTCGGTCAGACTGTCCTCCAATGCGTCCACCTTTGAGTTTAAGCATTGTCTGGCTGTTGTTGATATGAGCAGCATCAAGAAGAGCACGCAAAGACCCGGTAAGAGCAGCAGCAAGGCCACCAATAAGATGAGGGAGTCCAATAGCGTAAGCTCCACGCCAAGGAATAAACTTGAACTCAACATACCAATCCAATTTTTCGAGTTTCTCATCGCCGTATGCCCAGTTTCTGTAGAGTGCTAATACATCGTTAGTTGTTTCATCAATCGTTAAGATATAAGGTGCACGACGACCTTCTGTTTCTGCATCATCATCAAGGCGAAGGAAGCAAGTAATTTCATAAATGCGACGAATGCCGTCCACATTCTTTTGTGGGCGCTCAATACCTTCAATCTTATCGTTGGCTTTTTTGGAGCGTGTCTCTTCGGTTGTATCCATCGCTGGTGCGTAGATCTGATCTACATCGCGATAAATACCTTGATCAATACGCTGTCTGAAAATATCTTCAGTAATGTCTTGAACTTCAGTTACACGAGCTGAAGTATAAAAGTTAGTTGTTGCGTATGGTAACAGAATATTATCAATCGGAATCCATTCACAAGTAGGACGCTTGAGTTCATAATCAAAACGCCACTTCAAATATTGTGAACCACCCAAAGGTAACTGAGTGAGCATCTGCTCCATCTCATCACGATACTCTTGAATTTGTTCTGTTAACTGCCAGTTCATAAAGTTAGCTTTACGCTCTGCAGTTTCGCCACGGTCTTTAGTATCTTCTCCACGGATGTGGGACTTTACAATCCCTTCAGGTGGAAGAAGTTCGCGAGTGGCTGATGCGGCAAAATCAACGCAAGATTCTGCCATAACGGGATGAACCACCTTAGAAGCACCATCAAAAGTAGCACCACCAGGAGCATCCTTACCAAGCCCAGTACGACGTAAGCCATCTTCATATTGCTTATCTCTTTCTTTGCGAGCTTCCCGATCAACATCGATCAGATCTAAAAACTCAATGGCAAGCTCATTAAGCATCTGCTCATCAAATTCTTCCGCTAAGTTCGCATAGAACTCTGGATTTTTGATTGGTCCTTCGGTTGGCATGTAATTGATAATGACAGAGCCATCTTCTTGCTCAATTACATCTTCTTGTAAATTAATATCTGGATCAAGACCTAATGCATCTTCAAAGCTGTCAATTTCATTTTCGTCTTGACGACTTTGTTCCGCAGTTATGTCATGGTCTAATGAAGCTAGGTTTGCTCCCGATTGAATTGGAAGTTGTGGTGCTTTTGCCATTAATTATTTTCCAGATATATGTTTTTGAATAAGCACTTTGCTTATGTCATGAAATGGTTTTACTGTACCACCCTTTTTAAACATGGCAGAACCTACTGTAGGTTGTGGCATGTTGGTATTACCAAGGAGGTTCACTGCATTTGTTGCGTTAGGATCCGCATCGCTTGCTTGTGGGGGTTGCATTATTTGTGAGACATGTTGCAACAATGGAGCATTTTGTGGATGGGTTGCTGCATAAGAACTATCATTCATACGCTGGTGATAATCCCAACCAGTTAACCCAGTTTCTTTACTTCTACCCATGCCGTTCCATGCTACATCAAATGGAACATTGTTTGCTTTTGCTCGTTGATGGGTTGCGTAGATTGCAGCTGGAAAACCGGCGGCATCATCGTAACCATAACTTTGCATTGTTTGATAAATTTTGTTTGCCATCTTGTTATTGGTGTCAAACTTATTATACCCTAAGTCTGAACGACCCTCTACCAAAAGCCTATTTACCATTTGCTCTGGTGTAAAGTCTGGCAAACCAAATTGATCTTTTGCGTCATTATACGCATTGACATAACGCGTAATTTTGTCTTTGTCAAAAGTGGTGGGAAGTGATTCAAGCTTTCCACTACCCGCAGCACGAAACCCCGTAATAGGATTATCGGGTTTATAACGAGTAACCGCTGGTTTAAATCCACCTTGAGCTCCTACTGCCAAAGCGGCTTGTTGCTGTGCTAATGGCGGTTGTCCTCCGCCAGCTAGGTGCGGAACACCAGCTTGCTCTAGGATCATCTCTTGCGGGGATTTAATTGGGGAGATCGTCATATCTATAACTACTTATGCAAAAATAAGGGGGTGTTCGCCCTAAACTGCATAGGGGTTATATCTTTTCTTTCTGAGCTCATCGTCAATGTATTCAAAGTCACGAGCGGGTAGGAAATCAAGCTGGATCCATCCAGAGTCACGCAAAACACGCAAGGCTTGTGACAAAGTATCCACATAGTCATCATGCCCCCCGCTTTCTGGGAACGAACACACTTGGCGTATGAATCGTTTTGCCCATGGTGCTACTTCGCCGGGTTTTTCTGGATCTTCGGGGATATACACTTTGCCCTTGGCAATTAATGGTGCCACAATGTTTAATCGCTGCACCTTGTCCGCTTTGCCAGGGTTGTAACCACGCACTGGAACACCAGCGCCTTGTAGTTCTTGGATTAAGCTAATACCAGCTGACTTATCTTCCATCAGAATTAGATCAGCTTTCCTACCTTTACCAAAAGTATTATCAGCAGCATAAACCACTTCTTTAAAATCATCAATCACCTTGCGACGCAATTCTGGATACCCAAGGTGGGCATCCCATGCATCGAGCATAATGATTGCAGTACCAATGTCTGGAGATTCAAATACACCCCAGACTGAGCAAGCAGTCGGGTCATTAGCCGTTTTCTCTGAGGTAGCAGGATCGTAACTGGCAATAAGGTATTCGATCGTGGGGCTGGGTTTTTCAGCTGGCCAAAGTTTAAACCAGCGACGCTTTACAATACCCGCATCTTCTGGATCTAGGATTGCACCGTAGATCTCTTGCTTACCTAAGTCAGTGCCTTCGTATGTTTCCAACGCTTTAAAAAACGATGATGACAAATTGGCGCGGTTTTCATACGAGCTGGCATTGACCACATAGACATCGCCACCAACCTTGCCCTCATTCAGATCTACGATCAGTTCTCTGGGTTTGGGCGTGGTGGTGACAATCTGTTGCACGCGTGGTATGCGTGGATCGCGTAGACGCATGGTGAACTGGGCTTGATCCCATGCATCATCAAGGTAGTCAAACGCGGCAAGCTCGTCATACCAGCCACCATGGAACTGTTTACCACGATAGCGTTCTGGTTCTGACGCTGGGATGCCTTGAATGATCGAGCCGTTCTTGAGCGTAATCTCAAACAGCGATTTGTTATAAGTTTCAACTAACTCATTGGGGATGATGTTTAAAAGGCCAGAGTCACCCTCAAAGCAAGTTGCCCGGATGTCGTTACTGGTTGGAGCTGTGACCAACCAACGCGTTCCATTGTAAATAGCCGCACGCTGTCCCACCCAGTTGGAAGCTGTGTAAGTTTTACCTGCACCACGACCAGCAAGCATAAGCATGATGTCATATTCACCGTCCTCGGGTTCTCGTTGATGGGGTAGTGCTTGCAACTCCCACCGTACCCGCCATAGGGCTAGAGCCAACTGGTCTTTTGGCCAGTGGGCATTCTTCAGTGCAAAAGATGCAAGGATCTTTTCTTGTGTTTGGTTTAATGCCATATTGGTAAAAATCCTTGCCCCACTACAAACGGCACATCTGTTTCGATGTGCACTACGGGGCGCGGTGTTGTTTTCTCCACTTGGGTTATCATGCGGCGCTTATCGCCTTTAGTACGCTTAACTGGTTTTTGGTGAATATGTAACGGGATAGTGGTTGCAAAAGTTAACTGGTGGGTTAACGAGCTACTGTTGTTAAACACTTGGGTCTTCATGCCCAACGATTCACAGATCCCTTGCAACACCGTCAGAAACCGTATGTTGCGCGAGAAGATTAAAAAGCGATCCAACTGTGGATTGTAACATCCTGGTTTCATCGCAACAATTCCGCGAAGAAACTCAATACGCTGATCGATACTGCCAAAGGTGTACTCAATCGGTATCTTGGTCGGAACAGTTTGATACCGAGTTAGAAAGGTGGTGTTGATCGATTGCTTAAAAGTTAGGCTGTTGCCTTTGCGTTCTGTAAACCAACCATGGGAGCGGATTTTCTTTTGTACATAGTCAATCCAATCGGGATCAAAATTAAATGTCACCTTCTTGCCCCACTTGGCTGCCCACAATCCAGCAATGAACGGGGGCACTGGATGGTCTTCAGTTGGGTACTGTAATGGCTTGGCATTTTCAATCGAGAATATATTCCAGCCCCGTCTGTCAGTTAATCCCTTTTCTAGTAACTGGGTCGGGCTGTAATACTTCTGAATATAATGGCGTTTATATTTTCCTTTATGCCGAGATTCTCTTTGGCGGTTTTGCATAGTAAATGCGGGGAAGGTAGTATGATTATCTACCTGCACATAAATGCCATCTTTTAACTGCACATCAAACATTTCTTTAGGGGTATATTGCTGGATGGTTTTAATGGGTACAGGATAACCATCCCAAGAATATACATAATCCTTAGTAGTTAATTGATGTGCCAATTTCCATCCCCCAACAATCGGGACTGGTGTATCACTTGCTATTGCCAAGGATTCTTTCCTTAATAATCCAATTATCAAGCCAGTGATTTATTGGGATGCGGATTTTGTTTTGAACCACATAGGGTAATTTACGCACATCTAAAAAATCATTTACTGCCAAACGGAATTTCAAATACTGTAAGGTTTCTTTATCAAATATCTCTGGTGGCACATCGACTGTCTCAAAAATATCTTTATCGCAAACCAGTACTCTGATACCGCCAATGTCCTTGTTTTCTTTCTCAAGGATTCCTTTGATTTGGTAAACGTACAGATTAGGCATGGACGGTCGCAGACTTTAGCACCCTAGGCAGCTTTCCAGCTTGCCGCCGTTTTTTCATCTTGGCTAGTTTGTCTCTGGCAATCGCCCGCTTCAACGCTTCTTCAGTCAGCCACCTTTCGCCACGAAAACCGTTGGCAAGGATGTCAGACCGATAGTTGTAGAAATACATGGTGCCCATTCCCGATGCTTCTGGGCAAATGTCACCAAGTTTAAAGGGCTGATTAGTTTGTGGGTTTAGTCTTTTCATACATCTACTTATGCAACATCTATACACAATCCGCCCTAACTGTTGCGTTTAGCCTAATTCTATACATAGGGTGGCAAAGCTATCCTATTGATTCCAAAGAGAATTCCAGTTTAAAAGACAGGGTATCCATAGAAGACAGGGTTAAATCGCATATTAGGTGTATATATTTATTTTATTTTTTTAAATTAAAAATAAAAAATAAAGAAATACTATGGATACTATGGATACCCTGTCTTTCAAAACACAAAGATTATTTAAATCAACAACTTAGCCGAGACACCCTTTGTATAGAAATAAGACAGGGAAGCCACCCTTTGTATAGACATTGAGGGCGTTCATCCTAGTTCTATACAACTATTATGGTTTTTTACAAAAAAAAATAAAAAAATATACGGGAAATTTGAAAAAGCTTGCTCTTGGTGTGGGACCCCCCGGGGCGGCCGACAGGGAGTCAAACTTGGGGGTGTGGCGTCAAAACAACATACCCCCTTGGCATTTCAAAGAATTCTTATTGCAAATTGCCACACACCCAGCGCACCAAGTTGGTGCAGCCAGGTTAGTGAGTACTTACTAACTTGGTGCAATGCAACATATTGCAACGCAACAATTTGGCAAGTAAGTAAGCGCTCACTCACAATCCGGTAAGTTAGCAAGTACTAACTTGGTGCAACGCAACAAATTGCAATGCACCAAATTGGGGCGCGGAGCCAGGTTAGTGAGTACTAACTTGTTGCATTGCACAATTTACGCGTATGCGAGATAGCGATAGGGGGATCGGCTAGACATTATGTAAAATGACAATGTTGCATTGCAACAATCTACCCCATAATGTTGCTGCAATACAACACTAGGGTTTTCCCTAATTGACAAACTACGCTGCACCGGAATGGTGCATGGCCTTAGGGTAAACCCTAACTCTCAGATCAATCCATATTAAACGATCGTCATCGTGGTAATGCAAGTAGATCAACCCAATAGAAAACCGCTCCAATGCCCTAAAAACCCGCTCAAAATCAATTGCCTATTTTTTAAGCAACCAGGTTAGGGTTTACCCTATTAGGGTTTTTATTTCTGTTTTTTACTGTATATCTGTTCTAAAATTGTGATAGAGCAGTACTTTTTAATCAGTTAACTATAGGGAAATATATGATTAATAAACCAAAAATACGCAAACCATTATTAGGGTTTGATACCAATGCAAAAACAGTTAAGGGTGAGCAGTTAGGTTTTCTAACTGGTATTTTGTATCTTGCACCTAGTGATATAAGCGGGTTTAATGTTTGCCCAATGGCAAAAATTGCCCAATGCGAAAAAGCTTGTTTATATACTGCTGGGAGAGGAGCATTTACCAGTATTCAAAATGCGAGAATTGCAAAAACCCAATATTTCTTTAATGATCGTCAAGATTTTATGCTTAACTTAGTTAAGGATATTGAAAAGGGAATTAAGCAAGCAAGTAAAGCGGGTTTAACTCTCTTAATTAGATTAAATGGTACTAGTGATATTAAATTTGAGAATATTTATTTCGATTATGAATTTATGCATGGGAAAATTAGATCTATTACTATTTTTGATCTATTCCCCGAAATACAATTTTATGACTATACCAAAATACCCAATAGATCCGATATCCCAAAAAATTATGATCTAACATTTTCGTATAGTGGTGTTATTGAGTACCAAAAATATGCCAAAAAAGCAATTAGTAATAATATGAGGATCGCTACAGTTTTCCGATCTGTAAAAGATATTCCCCATAATTTTTTAGGTTTGCCAGTAGTGAGCGGGGATAATTCAGATATACGCCATTTAGATCCACAAGGGCATATTGTTGCGTTATATGCGAAGGGTAAAGCAAAAACCGATAAAAGCGGGTTTGTAATAGATACCATTTAATCAATCAGTAATAACCCTAGATCCCCCAATATTGGGGGATTTTTTTTGACTATTTTTCTGGCCGTGGTATGAAAACAACACACAGGGTAAACCCCTATTGACAAGCAAAAGTGTTGCAGCAAAACAACACCGGACTTAGGGTAAACCCTAACTCTCAGATCGATCCATATTGCACGATCGATACCCTCCCAATGCACTTATAAGCAAAACAGTAAAAACGCCTCTAAGATCGTTTTAGCGTGTTTTGGAGCTTATAGGAAAAATTGATCAAAGCCTGGGATTGATTGATTTTTTCAATATTAGGGTTTTTACCGATGTAATTCTACCCTTGACTGGATATTATAGTGATAGGGCAATTGTGCCTATTTTACTGGAGGAAAAAATGCAAAATTATTTGAATGAATTTCCCAGTTATGACGATGAGTTACCAGTCATAAAAGGGTTTGAGGATGGATCGTGGCATAACGATGCTTGCCCTTCCCTCATTCGTAAAATTGGGGAAGATACTTACTTGCAATTATGGTGCGATTACAAAAATAAAGAATTGAGTGATTTTGCCGATTTAGATAGCGATCGTTATCGCAGATATTCTTTATCAGTAGTTAATGATGAGGAAGGTTTTCACATTAACTTAATTGCATCAAATAATCTAAATGAAGTACTAGAATTTATTAACGACAATGTAAATTTATATGGGTTTGAATATCATGGATAATTATCAAGCAGTAGGAATTGCAGAAGGTTTTATTGAATGCGATAGTGAAGAGCAAGTACTGGAGGCATGGCAGTACTTGCATGACACTAAACTGGGTTACCAGTTACAAGGGTTTTTTGGTCGCACATTAAACCAATTAATTAATGAAGGATTAATAAATCCGTAGTATTGTTTTATATGCCATTCATAGAGTGGCATATAGGATCGATACTGATCATTTAACAAGGGAGAATTACTTATGACTTTTCAAATTAAAGCTTTTAAATCTTGGCGTACCGAAGATGGTGGAGGTTATCAATTCAACCTGTACTACAACGGCAAAAAATTTGCATGGGTACATAACGATGGCAATGGTGGATGTATTGATATTGAGTTTGCCGACTCACAGTCAAAATGGAAAGAGTCGCCATTCAAAACAATATGGGATAACCATGTCAAATCGTTAGGTAAATGGAAGTCTAAATTCGGTGCGATTAATGGCACAGAATGGTTTGAGCATGACGATGAAACTGCTATCGGTATTCTGGTCGAAGATTATGAGATGGCAAAGCATCGTAAGAAAGGCACATTGTTTAGACTTGTGACTGATAGCTCAACCAGTTTTAGAGTGTTGAATATCAAAGACATGGTCGAGGCAAATACTTGGTTAGAGAATAAGTTTGGTAAGGGTAGTTACGAGCTTGTTTAATGTTGCCTAGTAAAGCATTCTATGAGTGTTTTACTGGATCAATATTGATCGATAACAAGGGAGGGCATTATGCCAACATTCGAAGTGCGTATTAGAGAGCGTTGCACCCGCCATGCAGTCGAAGAAATTGAGGCTGAAGACTGGGAGCAAGCGGAAGAAATTGCCATGAAAATGTATTACGATGGCAAACTAGATTTTGAATATTCATCTGATGATTTAGATATTGAAAGCGAGGAATTGACATTATGAACAATAGCTATCCAATTAACCTAAGCGGTGAACCATACTCACTATTTTTGTGCGTGTGGAATGGTGGAGAGATAACAGAGATCCATACAATCCCAAGCTTAAAAAAGCAGTATGGTGATACTAACCTCTATGATGCGGATGAATTCCGTCATACTTTTGATACATCATTGTCGTTCGAAGAGTATTTACTCAAGATGGTGTGCCAAGATTATTATGCATTCGATAACATGGAAATTCGGAGGATTAAATGATCAAGTATCAGATCGAGGCATTGTTTTTTGGTGGTGACTGGGAAGTACCTAACGAAGAGGATTTGGAATTGTTTGACACTCGGGAAGAGGCAGAGGCAGAACTCAAAGATCTCTTAGAGGGTATGGCATACGCAGTCAAAAAAGGTTATATGGAAGACTACTGCGCGGATGACTGGCGAGTTGCAGAGGTAGAAGTTGATTAAAAAGTCAATAGGGTTAAACCCTGGGTTTTCGCAGCCTAGGGTTTATACCTATTGTTTTTTGTTGTAGTACCAGTAGGATCATAATTTTACAAGGGAGGTAATTATGAAATTCAATTTAGTGGTAGAAATAGATGATGCTTATATCTGTGAGCATCTAAATGAGCATCCCAATATGACTCTCAATGAACTTGCGGGTCAAATTAATAATGCTTGTTACTTGGGTTTAGATTGCACCAATGCCATCATCATGCGACAGTTTGATTTTGGGGTTTGCGATACCTATGTCAAATCAGATTTAAGAAACAAACCTTGGGATTTATTGTGGGGTGATAATTTCCCTTCAGATAATGAATGCCCCTTGGATGTAATCGATCACCATGCTAAAGCAAACAATGTCATTGCATCAGATGAGGTAGTGAGCTTTGCCAAAGCAATGTGGAATGAAGGTAACTTGACGGAGAAACTGTCATGAAAATCTACAGAGCGTGGTATGACTCTCGCAATTTCTCTTTTGAGGCATATGGTTTGACAGAGAGAGGGGCGAAAGCCTCTCTCATTAAGGGTTTGCGACTACATGGTAAGCAATACAATTGCGAACCCAGATGGTGGTACAAAGATGATGTGTGCGTAATGGAATGCCAATTAAACCAAGCTTACAGAGATCGGAGCGTAATATAATGGACTTATATAACATAGATGATTTGTTTTTCTCCGTTAACGATATTTATTCCCAATGGGACGAAGGACAAATGCATTACAAAGATGCGGAAGAATTACTTGTTAAATGTTGTAAAGCTTTTATTCAATCTGCGAAGGAAAACAAAAATGAAACAAACTAACTACGAAAAAGCAGTAAAAATCTACGAACAAGGTGGCTATAGTGCCGTTTTTGATGCAGTCGAGAGTGGTAGACTCAAAGCAGACAGTTTTAGAGACTGTATTCCATGCGAAATGCGTACTCCACACGAGGGATCGACTTGCCTGGTTTGTGGGACGGAATTTCGGTTACCCCGCAGCCTTGAGCATAAAATCCGATTTGACGATGTTGACTCAATGGTATTATGGTTAATCGAAAACGATGTGGATAACACTCCAGTAACATTAACTATTCACTTGGGAGAGCAAGAATGAAAAAGTATATTAATGAAGTGATGATCCAACATTGGATTGGTAGTGATCACGATAATAAAGAGGCTTGCCTCGGATTGTTGGTAGAGTTGTTGAATGATATATACGATGTACAACAAATGCGTGATGATATATTGGCTTTATGGTGTGAAGATAACGAGGAGCAAGTATGATTAACTGGGAAGAGCAATTCGTTGAAGAGTTTATTGACAAGCTGATCAACCCGCCAATGAAGTTTATTGTGACTGATTTGAATAGTGGTGTTGCCCATATTTGGGATGCCAAACAAATCCTCGAAGAAGTCAATCGGGATCGCTCCAGCGAATGGGAAGATTACAATCAGCAAGATCTAGCTGATAATTGGGAAGAAGTTTGTGACAACATTGAGTATTTTCATATTAGAAAGGTGTAATCATGGGTAACGGATACGATGGATGGTTAGAGTCTGGCATTCAAGATATGTACGATGATCAAGAAGAGCGTTCTGAATACATTGCTTGGAAGGTCGAAGAGGTAATGAAAGAGGGCGAGGAGTTTTACCCTTTTGAGCAAGGTAACTGGGCAGAGGCAATTTCTCAGATGCGAATGGAAGAACACTTGCAAGATATAGATCCCAAAACCGCGCCCCAAGAGTTGCGTGATAAGGTCGAGCAGTATTGGTTAGATTGTGCGACCCATTGCGTGGAAAGAGATTACTAATGCGACTAACTGCCTTAATTGTTGCGTTCAGCCTAACTACGGCCTTGCCAGTTTGTGCCGAAGAGTATGCCATTGCCACTAACAAAATTGGTGGCAGTACTGTCCTAACTGATTTACCATGTCGGTTTGATAAGCGTTTACCCGAGGCATACACGACCGATAGCAAAGGCACGAAGACTTATGCGTGTTACTGGTTTGGTGTGACTAAGATCTTTTTTGAACCCGAGGATAAAATAGTCAGATCGCTACCCAAGAAAGAGTTTGTATCTATCAAAGATCTGATTTGACTATGTTGCGTTATTTGGTGTATGATAGTGGTGTATTAATCCGTAAATTTGCCTCCCGCATTGAGTGTGAGCCTTACATTCAATCGGGATGCACTTTATCGGTATTGCCCAAATTAAAGAACCCCACTCCATCCCAAATATTTGATGGTTTAGTGGAGATGCTCGGAGATAGCCCATTTTGAAAAACCGCAAGAATGCGTTAACTGATTACCTTCAGTCTTTATACAAAATACCGACCCTAACCCATGACCAAGAAATCAATCTAGCAAACAAAATTGCCCAAGGGGACGAAGATGCCCTTGAAAAACTGGTGACCCACAATCTACGATTTGTAGTATCGGTCATCAAAAAGATGCCCAACTGGTCGCATTCCAATATGCCTATGGAGGACTTACTGTCCTTCGGTAATGAGGCATTGATCAACGCAGCCCGCACCTGGAAACCGATGGGAAAAATCCGGTTTGCCTCGTATGCCAAAAAATTCATACACTTTGATGTGCAGCGTGGGGTAGCCAATACCAAAAATATTATCCGCTTGCCCGTCAACATCACCGAAGAAATTCGCAGAACCAAATACCAAGAGCGTATACTATCCCAAGAACTTGGCCGTGAACCCAACGAGCGTGAACTAGCTGATCGCTTGGGGGTTGAACCCAGTAGGGTCGCTTATATTAATTCGATACTCAGCAAAGAACCAGTAAGCCTAGAAATATTTAATTCCGAACATTTAGAACAAGAAGGATATGATGACTGAAGAGCAAGTGAAAGCGTACAAAAGATTTATTAGAGCCAGAGACGCAGTCAAACTAGTTAAAACCAAAGACAATAGAGGAAAAGCATATGTTGCTCATCGCGATTTTATTGATAGTATTCATATCAGTGATTTAAACCATCCACTGTTTATCGTCAACGATTTGTGGGTTGAATACAAAGAGGCATCCTTGGCATGGTGGGCAGTTGAACCCCGCTACCGAGAAGAAGAACGTTTGCGTGCTACCAGAGGTGACTATGGTGACATGGATAACTGGGATGAACCCAGCGAGATTGAAGATTTAGATGTATTTTTTAAGGGGAAGAAATGAAGTATTTATCAGTATGTAGTGGAGTTGAGGCTGCCACAGTAGCATGGCATGACCTTGGCTGGACACCAGTTGCATTCTCGGACATTGAAAAATTCCCGAGTGAAGTGCTGGCTTATCATTATCCAAATGTACCTAATCTTGGGGACATGACTAAATATAAGGAGTGGAACTTAAATGAATCAATTGACCTTCTCGTTGGAGGAACCCCTTGCCAATCTTTCAGTGTCGCTGGATTGCGTAAAGGGCTTGAAGACCCCAGAGGCAATCTCATGCTTACCTATGTTGGAATTCTTGACCATTATCGACCCAAGTGGTGCGTTTGGGAAAACGTGCCAGGTGTCCTCAGTTCAAACGGTGGACGGGATTTTGGTTCCTTCCTCGGGGCGTTGGTCGAACTCGGGTATGGGTTCAGCTATCGGGTGCTTGACGCTCAGTACTTTGGAGTACCACAAAGACGCAGAAGAGTCTTCGTTGTTGGATGTCTTGGAGACTGGGTCAGTCCCGCAAAGGTTCTTTTTGAGTCCGAAAGCTTGCGCCGGAATAATCCGAAGAGC